TAACTCTCTTATATAGTTACGACACAATCGTGGGCTATGTAAAAAATGGTAGATGTGTATTAGTCAAGGGCAACACATACTCGCAAACAAGTGCCATACACATAGGCAAATACAGAGATGAGTTTGGGCTAGAACCAGACGACACTTTTATATATACAGCTTTTACGAGAAGAGCTGCTATTGATGGCGTAAATGTATATGGTGGATGGAATCATAACGAGGGAGCAGCAGGAAATTTACCCTGGTATTTAATAGCAGTAGCAAACTAATCTCCCTAGGTAAAAATAGAGCGTAGGAAACTACGCTCTATTTTTTTTATCTACCACTCATAATATATCCTTTAGTTTTTTCTATAAAGAAGACTGTATGAGTTTTTTGACAAACAGAACAAGTAGAACAGGACCTTGCGAATAATTAAAATAAGGTTTACATACTTTTAATTATGTCCTAGAATTAAACTATGGATTACATGGGAGTCAATAATATGATATACCAGGTTAGGAGTGTCAGCGTATATGGAGGTACGATGACATGGGAGTACGACAACGAGCATGACGCAAAATGCAAGGTTAGAGAACTCAAAGATTTTGGCAGTATGTTCATAGTTAAGCTCGTTGAGTTAGAGCTAGAACCAACTGCATAACAAAGAAAAATAAGGAGGGTTGTATGCCAAAAGCACACAATAAATTGTTTAACTGGTTTATGGACAAGCCATTGTTAGACGACTTAGATGAAGAATTGGAAGACATAAATGGTTTTCCAATTAAAAATGAGGAGGAATAATGCCACAACTATTAAATACTAGACTCGATAGACATATTGTATGGGATTCACAAGCAAGTAATAACGAACAATTTGCTATCTATAACAAGATAGAGTTTTGGCGTTGTGATGGATGTGGAGCAGAATATAGTTACCAATCAAATGCAGACTATAGAATCATAACTGATTTTAATTCTTTTGAGGGTAATCTATTAGCACAATATTGTGCTAATAACTGCGAAGTACATTGGGAGATGGGCTAATGCCTAATATATTTAGCGAACCTAAAGAACTAAAAAAATGGGCTATAGCTTTAGCCAATGCGTGTGGTGGTCAAGAAGTGTCGCAGTCTAGTATTAAACTAAACAAACACAATGTGGCTAAAGTGGATAGTCTATTAGAACAATTTGCAGTGGATTACAATTTTCACATGCAAATTATGAATGAAGTAAGAGCAGAGCAAGACAAGGAGGTAAATATGCCAGGTCCAGATATGGATATTGAAATGGAACAAGGAAAAAAGGAGGAAGAATGATGTCTATACTTATAGGAATCTTAATTTTTAGTTGGGTATTTTCTGGCATTTTGGCAGATAATTACGCATTAAGAAAAAGATTTAAAAGAGAGAAAAGATTAGCTGCTATTGATTTAGCAAGATACAACTTTGTTGTAGGTATGCTTGACATACATCAACAAAACGATTTAAAAGTTTATTTAGAAGAGGAGGCAATCAGCAATGTTACAAATAATTGATGGCGAAACTTATGTCAATGGAATCAAAATGGAAATAGGAACGATTCCAGTAGCAGACATAGCCAAAAATTTACACTATATAAATGAAGAAATAACTAAGAAACAAAACTCTGTTAATAGATTATTGGAGCAAAGAGATGAATTAATAGTTCATGCTTTTAAACATGATTTTTCTGCAATAACTTTGGCAAAGATTTTAAATCTTACAAGACAAAGAATTTACGATGTCTTGAACAAATTTGGCAAGGAGGGATAATGGCTAAATTTAATTTAGAAAATTATGAAACAGTAGAAGATAGACTAAAAAAATTTTGGAAGGATTTTCCAAAAGGTAGAATAGATTCTAATGTCGTTCATATTACAGACGATGGTACATGTGTAACTATTAGAACAAAAATTTACAAAGATATACAAGATACAAAACCAGTTACTACAGGTATTGCACAAGAAACCAAAGGTCAAGGTGGTTTCGCTAATGCTGACGCTTGGATGGAAAACTGCGAAACATCTTCTATAGGTAGAGCTTTAGCTAATTGGAATTACCAAGGTAGCACAAAACCAAGACCTAGCAGAGAAGAAATGTCTAAGGTCCAGGTAGAAAAAGTACCAGTAAAAAAACCTACAAAGGAAGAACAAGCAGCTATGGAAAAAGTAGTTGACAAAATGATAGAAGAACCTGCAAAAAATGTAGGTCAACAACTTAATAAGATTCTTGAAGGCATGATTGAAGATGAATCTACAAGAAATAAAATTAAGACTGATGTTTATTATGAGTTAGTTGAAAACAAATTAGCTGACGATGATATAAATAAATGGACACAAAAAAACATGGATGTATTCCTTACAAGAGTAGAAGACATGTTAAAAGATAATAGTAAAAAAACTGATGAACAAAAATTAGTTGAAGATGTTTTTGGTAATGTTGAAGACAACACCAGAAATTGTCCTGATTGTGGTGATTCACAGTGGATAGAGGACAACAGAGAAAAGAAGGCAAGTAATCCAGAAAAATTCGGTGCTATACCTTCTTGGACATGCAGCACTTATCAAGACAATCAAGGTTGTGGGTGGAAGGCTTGGAACGATACAGATTGTCCTAAAGAGTGGCTTTAGAGGACAATGGTATATCAATAAATGTTGATGCACTTAAAAAAAAGTTGCAGGAAAGATTTCCTAATCACAATTTTGACATACCAAGTCCACCAGACACAAAATGCAAACAAGAATATGACTGTAAGAGATTAGGTAACATCACTTACAGTGATAAGGAAGGAAATATATATTGTGGAAAAAGATACAAACAAACAAAAGAAAATAACCCATATCATTGGGAGTATAAAGAATGCCATGCTCTTTTGGAAAAAGCAAGACCAGAAGACAAGCAAAAAGAACTCCCATTTTGATATAATTTCTTTTTTTGAGAAAAACAATTATGGTTACAATGGAATTAGAATTATTTTTAATAAACTAGAAATAGATATTACTGATTGGGTACATGAAAAAATAACTCGTGAAAGAGGTGGCATGTCTTTCATGTTACCTAATTGTGAAGGTGAGTTTTATTTAGCTTGGGATGATATATATAATTTAGATATTAAATTTGTAAATACACAAGATGAATTTAAATCACAAGTAAGTTTACCTGATTTTGAATACATGATTAAGGAACTAGAAGAACAAAGAAAAAGACATGTAGGACAGATTAGAAATATGCTTATTAATCATTTTAATGGGTAGTTCTTACCAAGATTCTTACGAATCTCGTAATAGAGGACAGGACATGGCAGATATTGCTATGCAAAACTATCTTAAAACAAGTGGTTATGAAGAAAACAAAGACTATTTAAGAATAGGAACTGACCCAAAAACAAACAAACTAGATTTATTTTGGTTTGCCACAAAAATAATATTGCTGCCTGATTACATTTTAGTTGATTCAGGTTACATTTATTTTATAGAAGTAAAAGGCACAAACAAATTAAAAGAGGATGATTACTACCAAATACAAGAAATGGCTTACAAAGGCTCACGATACAAAGAAGTCAAAGTAGGATTAATGTATTTTTCTAATAGTAATGCAAATCCAAAATGGTATGACCATCTTAAATTAAGAGATATGTGGATGGATGAAACAATACCTATGAAGTATTATCCAGAGTTAGATTTTAAAGGTAATAAAAAACCTTACAAAGAAATGCCTTACAATGGACAATAATTATCCCATCCTTTGTCATTAATAGTAAAAGTTAAAACACCAGGATGACTCCATAGTCCTGTTCGTTCTGTAAAATCTATACTGGCATCAATACTTGGACATTGAAACCAGGTCCTATCACCTTGTTGCTTCATACGAAGATGATGATAATGTGCAGTAACTAATATTTCTGCATCACCTGCAGGTAACCACCCATACATTTGACCCTTCCACCAATTTTCTATTTTATTTTCTGGATTACCTTTACCACCTGTCATGTGTCCATGTGTAAAGCTGACCTTTTTACCTTTTATAATTAAGGTTTGATGAAAACCTTCAGGTATGTTCACTTCTACTTTTGCATATCTATCTGGATTAGCTGACATAATTTCTTTACATATTTGTAAGTGCATTGTGTCGCTATTGTCTAATCGTGATGATGCGACTTGTCCTTTTGATGTTCTTGTCATTTCACCATGATTACCAGGAACACCACATAAAACTAACTTTGGTGCATGTGGTAAGAATGTGTCTATGGTTTTCATAATCATTGACCTTGCCAATGCGTATTGCTCAATCAATGACAAACTGACTGAATGTGGTTGGGATTCGTAATAGTGAGGACTACACCCCTCTGTAATATCACCCATTCCCACCATATATATTTCATCTATCTTTACTCCTAATCTACGCAAATCTTTTATTTTATTTACGCCATCTTGTAAAGCTCTGTTATACCTTTTGATGGTGTTTTCAACTCCATAATCTTTTTTACCAATTTGCCAATCACTCATAAACCACATAAAAGCAGTATCACCTGCATCAAATTTTTTAGTCATTGGTGGTTTTTTCTTTGCTTGTTTAAATAAAGCCTGAAAATATTTATCATGTCCAGGTTTTTTCTTTTTGACTATGCCTTTAAAAGCATAAAATGTTTCTGTGTTTCCACCTTTTAATTGTACATTCCACGAGGATGCACGAACTGCACCCTCTATTTCGTAATATTTTGGGTCGAATCCCCAATCTAATAATATAGAATCTAGTTTGTTTCTATAATTTGGGTCAGTGCCTACATGAGTTATTTCACCTAACCCTGTCTGCTCGTTAACTTCTAGTCCAGGTTGCCATCCTGACTTGTAAAAGTTGTTACCCCATTCTTCAGGTATATTTGGCAAAATACCTCCTTTGCCCTGTCAAGAGAAGTATACACTGTTATTGTGACAAAAACTACTTACTGATTTGTTTTTTTGCGTATGTCTTAACGACTGCTAGTGCAGCACCACCACCTGCAAGAGCAGCTAACTGAATGGTTTCAGCTTCTACGCCTACAAGAGGAGCAACTGTTAATGCACCAATGAACGCTTCAATAAAGGTCCAGGCAGTTCGTTCAAGCATATCTTTGAGGTCTTCGCTCATTTTATAACTCCATGCTTCGTTCCAAGGAGTCCACCCCACATCTTTTTTAAATGTGCCATCTTGGTTTCTTTTTCTATTATTTTTTTCAAATAAATCTGACATTATGTAATATTCCTACCACTAAGTTTAGCATTTAATACTTTGATTTCTCCACTAATCTCTTGTAGTTTTTCATATACATCATTAGGTTCTTGTGGTTCTAATTGTATTTTACTGTATTCAATAGTAACTTCGTTACCTGCTAATAATTGTGCAGATACTTTTGGATATAGTTTTTTGTATGCGTTTGCTGAACTGCCTACCATACCATTAAAATTTACATCTAAATCTTGTTGACTATCTCCGACAATAAGACAACCTGAGGTATGCTCATCGGTGTTTCCCTGGTGTATAAGTATATATTCAAATCCTGGAACATCTTGAATCCACAACATGCCACGATGGAGTTCAGGATATTTGGCTTTGTACCTTTTATCGAATCCCCCAACTGTCCTAAGTTTTATAGGATATGTTCCTTCAGGAATGCAAGTTTCGTGCATAACTTTTACTGCTTGATATTGGTCCTCTAATGTATAACACTCAAACAACCCATCAATAAATAACAGACCATTTGTTGCATCTTTACCTAATTGTGTTCTAACTACTTGAAGTTTCATTTTGTCCACCTTTCTTGCATTTGCAAACGCAACTGCATTGTTTTGTGTCACCCCAATAGCCCATAGTTAATCTCTAAAGCCGATTGTGAGTAACCATATTACTAATGTAATTATAGTAGCAAGTCCTGTGATTTGTTGTGCAGAACCAGTAAGTGTTAATGTAGCAATAATTAATCCTACTAAAGTCCAACTAAGGTTTAAAGTTTCTTTAATTGCTTTTACAAACCAATCCCATATCTTACTTATCATAATGTTTTCCTAAATACAAAAGCTGCCATACTAGCTATTCTAGTCAAAATAACTGGCACTACCACCTCCTGTGCTTTTTCTTTCTGGTCATTTGTCATGTCATCTCCTAAATTTGTCAATGATATATTTTCTATATCAATTAATACTTCTATTGGATTTTCTATAAATGTTTCAAATTGTACTTCTGTAACTACATCAGCAAGTGTGTAGTTTTCTACATCTGCATTTTCTACAGCTCGTTCTACATATTCTTCTACAGCTTCAGCTATTACTTCATCTTCTTTGACAGCTTCTGCAATAATTTCAACATCTTCTGTTTGCACTTGCAACACCTCTGCAACTACCTCAACCTGTTCTTCTGTAAGTTCTTCTATTTCTTCTATAGCTTCTTCTACAACAGCTTGTACTATTTCTTGTACTTCTTCTGTAGCTTGTTCTAGGTTTTGTACACCTATGTCATTGACTTCTTCTAATACTTCTACAACTTCTTCGGTGTCGAGTTCTTGCACATATACTTCAATGGCTTCTTCAACTTCTTCATCTGTTAAATCTTCCTCTATGTCTATCTCTATAACTTCTTCTAGCTCTGCAACCTCTTCTTCAACCATCTCTTCAGTAAGTATCTCCTCAACCTCTTCGGTAATATCCTCCAATGGTTGAATTTTAGGTTCTTCATTGTCATCTCTTCGTATATCTTCTTCGTGTAACTCATCTTCTTCTACCTCTTCAAATTCTGTATTCCAATCATCTATATCTATATCTTTTATATCTTCTATTATTATAATCTCTACTTCTTCAAACTCTTCTAAAAATTCTTCTACCTCTATAACAGTATCTATAAACTCCTCAATCTCCTCTTCATCCTCAAATATAAATATCTCAATCTCCTCTTCAAGTTCAAGTTTCTTAGTTTCTCGTTCAAGTTCTTCTTCAGTAAACTCAATCTCCACAAAGTCAGGTACATCAACATCATCAAAAAACTCTTCTCCGAGTTCATCCATGCCTTCTTCTTCAATGATTTCAATGTCATATTGTTCTAAATCTCCTCGTTCTATCTGTTCATCAGTAAGCTCAACACCATAAATTTCTAAATTCTTTTTGCGTTGATTATCTCTCTCTACTGTACCATCATCTATTTCATGTTGTTGATACTCTGCTTCTTCTCCATTGTCTAATATAACAACAAATGTTTCAGGCTCTGGTGGAGGTGGAGGTATGTAAGGTTCTGGTTCAGGTTCTGGTTCAGGAGGTGGAGGTAATGTTGTTGTAGTTGTTGTTGGTTGTATGTACTTAAATGATATGTCATCAAGCAAAGACCAGTCATTAATTGTAATTGTAAAACTTTCTATAAATGTTTCTAATGTGTCGTATATATTGTAAACAACATCTTCAAACATATTCTCTATATCTGTATTGTCTTGACCTTCAAGAACATTTACTTGTGTTGTTTCATCAGTATGTGTGTATGTAACTGTGCCATCATTATTTAATGCACCAATCCTAAAACCTACCTCGTATATATCTATGTCTAGTTCTTCTTCCTCTACTGTTGTTGTTTCAGGTAATGTAAATGTGTAGTCGTTACTATCGTTACCATGTTGAAAATAATGTAGATTCATGTGAAAATCTGTCATACCACAACAAGACCAATTACCATTACTATGATTACTGTCTATCTGTATATTATTTTCCACCTCATTACCTTGACTATCCAACTCATCTTCAGGTAATTCTATATCTGTAGATTGTTCCCATTCAGGAATAGTTGTTGTAGTTGTAGTAGTAGTTTCTGTTTCTTCAGGTATTGTGGTCGTAGTTGTTTCCTCTGGACCATCAAAAGTTTCTACTTCCTCGACTTCTCCTGGGATAGTCGTAGTAGTAGTATCAGGTACAGTAGTGGTAGTAGTATTTGTAGTATTATCTGTATCATTTGCTAAAGCTGATAAAGGCACAGCAATAATTGATAATATTAACCACCATTGCAGCAACCATGTCCGCAGCATTCCATTATTCCTCCTACATTAGGGCGTTGACTAACACCACCAATGCAGACCCTGCTACAAGCCAACCGCTTAGTTCTTGTCTTGAAATTTTTGTATTTACTTTTTCGTGCAGTAAATCTATTCTCTCATTTGTTTTTTCTTGTGTTTCAATAATTATGTTCAGAAGTTCTTTGTTGGTATAACCATTACCATTACTCATAATATCCAATCCCAATCTTCTTCTTTATAGTTATCAGGTACTTTTGGCATAGCAAAATCATCTAACCATACCAAAAAATTTTTAATAAAGTATCCTAATATAAATCCAATCACATAATCCATCAAGGGATTATATCATACGCTTGGGTCGTTTCCTTTTAATAGTTGGAAATATTGTACGAATATTTCTATGAAAATTAATACTAGCAGTGGTGTATGACATAAATTTTAAAATTTTTTCTGTAGGTTCTATTTCATTTAAATTTATAGGTTTATTAAAAAATATTGTATTACATGGTTTATCTCTAACTAAATTAATTGTTGCAGGTTTATTTATATTATCTTGCACCCATGAAAGATTTATAGGTCTTAACCAAGCATATGGATAAAAAGAACCTATGACAGCAGAACAATTAATTTTATCTACATTATCTAAAGGATTCATCAATGTCATTTCTAAATCTTTATCATCAGTTACAAATATCATACTTATAGTTTGTTGTAGTACAGCTCTGCCATCATCTGAAGCTCTTACACTTAACATGTTACCCATTAACTCATGCATATCAGATGATGTACTATGAACTTTTTCATCAAGCATATAGTTGTAATAAGGACCTTCTTTATTAATTCCAAATTCTATTTCAACACTTAATATGCTAGGTAAAGTAAAAAGTCTATTGTTTAATCCACCTATAGATGGACAACCATAAACATTTCTATTTATTTTTTGCAACTCTTGTTGTAAAGATGGATGCATAAAATCATGGGGTATATAAAAATAACCTACCTTTGTTTTTTTTAATTTGGGATAAACCATTATTTAAATCTTTTTTTAGACCAACTTGTATCACGATAATGATTCTGCATAGTAGCATTAAATCCATTTTCAGCTAATATATCTAGTTCTCCATCTGCAAGATAGTCTGTTTCCATAGACCAATTCTCTCTTTTAAAAGGTATGATTTGTGCAAGTGGTGTGCCTTTAGTTATTATTCCTGTAAAATTTTCTTTTAACCACATAGGAAAATGAAAGTTTAATACTTGTTTATCTGTATCTACTATCGCAGGTATCATTCTAAGTGATGTATCATGCCAACCAAAAGGTTGTGTAATTAAACAACTGTAGCCTTTAGGAGTTTTTATTATTGTATTCCATATGTAATTTACAACTTGACTGTTATATCCAGTAGGTGGTTCTATTATATTCGTGCTTGTATTGTGTATTGTAAATAACAGCTCATCACTATTCCATTGCAAATCAAAAACATTATCTTTGTTGTGTTGAACTATCATGTCTTTGCGTAGCTCTACAATGTAACCTGATTTCATAGTATCAATAAAAGGTAAACATTTTTTAAAGGTCATGTTTTTACCTTCATCTGTCATCATAAGTTTCTTATCAGGCGTACCATTACTCATATACACAGGAGATAAAGAATACCAACTAGGTTTGTATGAATACGCAGGTTTGGGTGGTGGTTGTATTTTAGAATATCTTTTATTTACAGCTACAAACTTAATCTTTTGGTTTAGCATTACGCTTCCTAAATAATTTTCTGTAACCATTTTTAAATGTTCCTAAGTTGTTTACATAACCTCTAGCAGATAACTCTTCATCCCATTCCTGTAAAACTAAATTATATTCTTCTCTTTTAAAAGGAACTATATAACATAGTGGCTCACCCTGTGCAATAAATACATCTTTTACACCATTCTTTAACATAATTTGTGGGTTAATTAAATGATATTGGTCAGTGTGTATTATTCCATAAGCAACTTCCCAGTTAGGATTAGGATGCCAAAGCATTGGTATTTGCATTATTGAATATCCATCAGGTGTAATACATTCCCAAGTATTATCTAATTTAAATACAAAATCAAAATTAGAATCACCATAATTAAGAAATTGGTCACGACTATGTATAACTATCTCTATACCAGGTATACCTGTTTCAAATCTCCAATCACCATTATCTTTGTTATACATTAGTTGTAAATCACAAGGTGCAGGTATTACATATCCAGTGTTAAATACATCTACAAAAGATGGACATAACTTTGCTGTTCTTGTTTCACTATTAGGACCAGTATGTTTAAATGGGTCTAGTGCATTATGTTCTATATCTGCAGCAACAGGTGTATTTTTCCATATGTCAGGTATAAAATTTTTAGCAGGTTGTACAGTTACTTCTGAATGTAGTAATCCTTTTACAGGTGTTTGAAATTTGACATCTATCATTTGTTAAATCTCCTGTAACCATTTTTAAATTTAGATAATGCTCTATGCATACTGCCTTCTATCTGTTCTTTGTACTTATCATAGTTATTATCTATGACTAATTTAGATTCTTCTCTTTTGTATGGCACATAATAACATAAAGGTTCTCCTGCTTTTATAAATACTTCTTCTTCTTTACTTGTATAACAAATTTGTAAGTTTATTTCATTGACAACATCTGCTTTTAAAACACCATAAGCTACATGCCAGTCAGGATTGTAATCATAAAATAATGGTATTTGTCTTACGCTATAGCCTTTAGGTACAATTATTCTCCAGGGATAATTTAATTTAAATATTTGTCTAACTACAGGGTTAGGTAAAAAATTATTTAATTGCCCTTGTCCATGCATTTCTATATCAAATGCTGAATTAGATGTTTTCCATATCCAATCATCTACTCCATCTCCATGAACGCTTAACCACATATCACATGGTGCAGGTAAAACAAATCCTTCAGTAAATATATCTGAAAAATTAGGACATAGTTTTGCTGTTCTAAAGTTAGGTATTTTTTTGTAATCTGTATCATACTGTACATCTGAAGGCATCTTTTTAAACCAATCAGGTATAAAATTTTTAGCAGGTTGTGGTTGTAATTCTTTTATATTTCTGTGTCCTACGACATCAGATGTAAATATTGTTTTCATTTTCCACCTATATTAGTTAATCGCCTAAGTTTTGTCCTTGTAATGCATCTTCATCAGCTTGTGTCCATTGAACAAATTCCCAACCTGTTGTATTGTCAGCTTGATATGCTGTTTCATTCCATCTATGTATCCAAATTTCATCAGCAGGTTTACTTGTAACATAGTCAGGTTGTGCTGCTTCATCATTTGGGTCTATGTCTGCTAATGGATGAGGTAATGGAGCTACATATTCGTTTTTAGTATCATCCCAAGTCCAACTATCAAAAGGTTTAGGTTCTTGAAATTTGTCAAGACTACTATCATAAGTACCACCAATGTGTGCAAAAGCACCTCTAATGTTGTCATTGTAAGATGTTTGTACCCATGTTCCTTCTAGTTTTAAAACATCAGCAATAAAGTCTAAGCCAAGTTGTTCTGTATCTGTACCTGTATTTTCAGGGTCTGTAATTTCATTTCCAACAACAATAACTTGTTCTACTATGTTGTTATCTCCTATTTTTGCAAAGTGTGCCATTAGTATGTAATCGTTCCTGAACCAGTAAATGTATATATCTGATTTCCACCGCTTGTTGATGCAGCTACTGAACCTGATGTTGCTGTGGCTACAGATGTGCTGCTAAGAATAACTACTCCTGAACCTCCACCGCCACCATTGAAAGTTTGTCCATGGTTACCATGACCGCCACCGCCGCCACCGCCGCCTGTGCTTCCAGAGCCGCCTCCACCGCCTCCACCTTTACCTCCAGAGCCGCCTCCACCAGAACCACCGCCGCCGCCATGTTGTTCTCCTCCTGCATAAATACGATAGTAAGCACCGCCACCACCGCCACCTGCACGAGTTACAGCAGAACCAGTAATTGATGATGAAGCACCTGAACCACCTGCTCCTCTGTTTTGACCTGAAGCATTACCACCAGTACCACCTGCTCCTCCACCACCAGAGTTACCTCCGCTATTTCCTTCAGCAGGAGAGTAACCTCCAGAGTTTCCTGCTTTACTAGAGCCACCGCCTGAACCACCTACAGCAGCAGAACCGCCACCACCTGTGGAGTTAACTAAAATATTTCCTGAAGTTGTTTCTGCAATTCTTGAAAAACCACCATTGCCACCAGTTGTACCATGACCTGCACCCTTACCGCCTTGACCACCACCACCAACTGTAATTGTGTATTCTACACCTTGTATAAAACCTACTGTTCCTGTTCTATATCCACCTGCTCCGCCACCACTAGCAGTAGAACCTCCACCGCCTCCACCACCACCTATACAAAGAAACTCAACTGATGCTTTACCACCCCAGTTGCTATCTTCTGTAAGGTTAGTAATGTCTTCTAATGAAAACACACCTTGAAGTGCAGCAGTATCATCTGCTACATTTCCTATAAATCCATATTTTTTTCTCTCTACCATTTAAAAAAAACTCCTTGTTTAGACATCTATTTCAAGAACGCTAAGTGTCATTTCTAAATCAGATGCCGCACCTGCCCATGCTCTAAGTTCATCAGCAGCTTCTAGTACAAGTTTTCCTCCAATAGGGTTTATTGCAGTTTTTGCAGGTACTGATAATGCTGATACTAGAGCTGAAACAACTGAACCATCATTCATGTCAACATTTAAATCTGCAGCATTTGTACCATCCACATTAGCAACTTGACAATGGATAACCACTGCAATCTTACTAGCAGGACAAGTATAAACTACTGCATCGGCACTAGAACCTAATGCTGTGTTAACTGTTTGAAACGCTTCTGCCATAATTTATCTCCAATATAATTAATTAATTAACTATCTCCCAATACTATAGCACGACTTTGTGTTGCAGTCACGCTTGTAACTGAAAGACTCTCGTAAGTCAATCTTAGAGCAAGAGATATTCCTGCTCCTCCTGATTCATTCAAAGTTAAATCTAAATCTTCATCTAACTTTGTATTACCTTTAGCCTCTAAGACTAAATCTCCACCTTCTTTAAGCATCATGAGCATACTCATACTATCCTCCTAACGCTAAGACCATTCCTAGTGTTGTACCTGCACCTGGGTACAGTGTTACCTCACCTTGTCCACCCATTCCTGTATGTCCACCTGTAGAGCAGTAGTAATATAATTTAGAAGTTGCTCCTGCTATACCTAAAGTTTCAGGTGTAATTTCTATTTGCTGATAAGCATTAGCACTTCCAGGACTACCACTTGATGTTACATTAGTTGTAAACTCTGAACCTCCGCCATGAGTACCATCTCTTGTTGTAGAAAATTTAAAGTTATGTCCTGACAAAGAACTATCTGCTAAATCAAATTTGTATTTAAACCCTAATTGAAATATAAAATTAGCTGACCTTGTACCTGCACCTGAATCAGTACCTGATAAAAAGTAAAATACATTTTGACTTCCTGAACCATCATCAGCTACTTTTACTGTAATTACAATAGTCTGCGATGCAGTACCTGCGGTAATACCATCTATCTGTGCTTGAATATTAGAACTGGCATTATTAAGATATTGAAATTCTGTATTACTTATGCTTCCATCACCAATAATTGTTGCAGCTATTGATGAAGGACCTGCATCAATTCTGTCGTGAATATCTTCAAACATCTCTTTTACAACTGCCATACGCACTACAGTTCCATCTGCATGTGTAGGGTCAGATGTATGTCTTCCTTCTACATCTCTAGTTATTGCAGATAAAGTTGTACCTGATGCACCAGTAACTAATATAACTTCTCTATTTGATGCACTGTCAGGGTCTAATACTAAATAATATGGTGCTGCAATATTTGATGTACCATTTGATGTAGGTGCAGCAGTCAATGTTGCTGATGTGCTACCAGATGCTAATACACCATTTAAAGTTGTTTCAAAAAAGTTTGCAAATTTTACTTCTTGTGCTGTCACTTATGCTCCAAATTTCATAAATCCTAATGCGTTTATACCAAATACTTCTGCAGATGTTACATCAGTAACAACATTCTGTCTTGTTCCACGCACTGTAAGTATAGCATATTGAACTACACTTCCTACTTCTGTGTTAGATTGTACAGGGTAGCTTATGCTTTCTACAACACCCCTAATAATTTCACTAGGGTCAAAGATTTCAAGGGTAACAGCATCACCCTCTTTATCTCTTAAAGCATTGTACAAAGCATCACCTAAACTTTTAACTCTTATAGGTTTTCTTCCTGGTCTTTCTACTCTGTCAGATATATTTATAGGTATTCTTGCAACTACTAATTCAGGTCTAGCTAATGCACGAAGTTGCACTGATTTTACTTTTGGTGTATTACTTGTATTACTTGTTTTTAATGTTAATTTACCAACTAAATATCTTGATACTTTTTCTATTTGTACTTCATTATCACCTGCTCCTGTTGTTTGTTCTATAACAGTTTCAAAAGATGAATCTGCAGAATTGTTTAGTGATTCAAATTTTGTTGACACTGCTATCTCTACACTTGTAGATGCAGGTAATACTTCTGTAGAAACCTCTGCACCAACAAATTGTTTATTTTCTGCTGTAAAAAAATCTACTGCAGGTAGCAATATAAAACCTTCTGTTTCAAATACACTTGTTTGTTTGTAAACTCCACTGCCTACTACAGAAAAAATAAATTTTTCATTGACATTACATATATCTTGTACGACTCCTCCTGCACCTGCTTTATAATATCTAGCTATACCTGCACTTGGTAAATAATATCTCCACAAAAAAGTTGTACTTCCTGATTCTTTTATTCCTGTGTATACAGAATCTCTCGTAGCATATAAACCTTTTGGTGAATTATCAATACCATCTACATCCCATTGTTTTATTAATTGATTGTTAGCTAAAACATACAAATCATCTGCAACTGTTAATTCTGCACGATACAATCTACCTATTTTTTTTGCGGTGGTTTGGTCTTCTCTTGTTCCATAAAATACTAAACCATTAGATTCTGCAATACATGTAGGTATTTCATTTGTTATTTCTGTTTGTCCTTTAAGTTGGAATGTACCACTTACATCTTTTAAAGAATATATTCTTCCATCTGTAGCTGTTGCCAATACTACAGCACCTGCATCACAAACATCTGTAAAAGTTTCTCCAGGTGGCAAAGTTACAATAGCAGAACCAACTGTAGTGTCGCCATCATATTGATGTATTGCATTACCTATAGAAACAAATAAAACTCCTTTTAAAGAAAATATTTTATCATAGACTGCAGCAGACATTTTTTGTGTAGATGTTCCAGTGCTTGTAAGTGTTTCTATTTCACCTGCTGACCCATTGTTTGCAGTTATGTACAATAAATTACCATGTGCAGTCAAACCTTTTATGTGGTATCCACCTGTAAGCCCAGTAGTTTGTGTAGAAAATGTATCCCCACCATCATCAGATTTATATAAAGTTGCATCATCAGAAACATATATTACTGTATCAACAACTGCTACATAATTATCACCATCAGAAGATGATAAACTTCTTACATTAGATGTTGTTTCTAATAACGACACATTATAAGTTTCACCTAAATCTTTTTTAAATACATCTACACCTTGACTATCCCAAAATCTTATAGTGTCTTTTTCTGTTCCACTTCTTCTATGTGCTGTATCAAGATTAGAACCACCACTAAAATCATTTCTTGAAAATACTCTACCTAAGTTAGATGTAAAATCTTCTGCATTTTGTCTAACATTAACCTGACCACCTTCAACATCTGATGATTGTATAGTCATTTCTCTTTGTGTAGAAGTAGCTGTTCTTAATAAAATATCGTCTAATTTTAAATCGTATCCATATCTTTTAGGATTAGATATATTTATTGTTGTAGGTATTCTAGGCATTATGCCTGTATTCCGAACACCATTCCATCAACTGATACTGCTTCTGGATATTTGGCTCTTAAATATTTTCTAGCTTGATTCATTAAAAGCTGTTGATATTGCAACAAAGAATTTCTAACACTATTAGCACTACCGACTGGGAAGTTTGATACAGCTAATTGTTGTGATATGTAATCTGTAGTAGCAGAAGGTATATCTCTTCCTGCTAACATTTGTGCTGCAACCCCTGCCATAATTATAGGAACATATTCGTCTTCTAATCCTATGGTTGATAATGTGTCAGATTCAGAAGTTGGTTCTATAAATTTCTTTTTAAAAGTTACATGTGCTGTGTGTCCTGAAGCTATACCTGCAAACTGTATTGCATGTACGACAGATGGACCTGTTGTATATGTTATAGTTCTTGACACGCCATCGCTATCTGTGTATGTAAATGGATTAGGTAACTCTATTAATGAAGATGTTACAGGTGAAAAGTTTACTCCAGTAGTATCTGAACCTGCACTAAAATCTGTATATTGTGATATTGCACCCAGTATTGACATAATATAATTGTGCGTACCTGGAGCATCGTATGAACCTAATAATGTATATCCTGTTCCTGTTGTAATTGATTGTGTTTCCACAGCAAATAATGTAGGAAATAAATTTTTAATTTGGTCACATACAGCATCAAAAACATTTTTTCTAGGAAAAGGTGGTGATAATTTTATAAGGTCACCTGCTGTATGTGCAGCAGCAGAAGTACCCTTCATACCTCTTTTTACAGTAATTGTATTTGTAACTGCATTTAAATCTGTACAAATCATTAATTCCTGATTTATTTCTATTATTGTGCCTTTATCTAAAGCATCTTCTTCTTCAATAGATAACATATCACCATCAAAGACAATGTCTGTTACTGAATCATTTACACCTGTAGATAATGTTGTATAACTTACAAGGTCATCCATAGGTTCGAGATATTCTCTAAAGGTCCTATCTACAAGATTACCAATATTACTCATTGGCTCTCCTAACTATGTCTAAAGTGTAATATTATTTTTCTGTCTGCTGCTTCATTTCCATCAGATGTAATTCTAATGTATCCATTACTAGCAAAAGCCCAACCTGAAGGGTCAACTCTTACTATATCTCCTGCTGAAACTGTATAAGTAACATCAGTTCCATCTGTTTCTTTTACATCAACCCATGTTGAGTTATCTAATGCAAAATCAAATGAAATATTAGAACCTGTCATTGCTGCAGGAAATTGTATACCACAAAGCAACATACCTTCAGCTTCTACGCCTAGTGAATTATTGTTGTCTGCTGAAATATCTATTAAAGCTGTTTTACTAATCATACTTTCCTTACTATAGCAGAAGAAAAGGGTGGAGGTGGAGTTCCACCCTAATCTTCAATTTTAATTTAAGCTACTGCTTGAATTTTACAATGGTATGAAGGAGGTCCAAACTCGAATCCCATCTCCATATAAATTGCTTTACCAATTCTAGCGTTTGCATCTTGGTCTAAGTCACGAACAAACACAGTACCAAATCCTGGGATATTGGTAAATACTGGTTGTATGTAAGCTAGGTCTAAGATGAAAGCAGTTCCTGTTGGCATGATATTAGGGTCAATAACCATTAGTCCTATTGAACCAAATGGTGTGACGACTGTATCAATGTCAATTCCTGCAACATTTCTATCTCTAGGAATGATTGCACCTGCTATATCAACTGTACCTTTAACAAGTTCATTGTTAAGGTCTAGTAATTGTTGTGGTGTTACACAAAGTACAGGTTGGTTCATTGGTGCATGGTTATCATACATCCTCTTCAACGCACCTGAAATAGTTTTGAAACTAATTACTTGTGCAGCTCCTCCTCCATCTCCATCTACATCATTGTAGAAACAGTTACCACCTAATGGGTTAACTGCTGCAGAGTTGGAAGCGTTTTTGTTAAGTGAAATCCATACATCAAGACCATACATCTCTCTTGTTCCTGACCCTGGGGTGACATTAGCACCATCAGAGAAAGAACCATTGAATGCAAACCACTCAACTTCTCTTGCCACTTTTTCCATAGCTTTTTCAAGCTGTAATGCAAATTCATCATTTACTGGGTTACCACCAAATAATCCTAATTTGTCTGCTGCTGTTGTTGTTCCATCACCATCTGATGTATTTACAATGTTTGCTGACAAGTCAAAAGGATTTTGATTTCCAGTGGATGCTAAAGCTGTATAAGTCATTTGAACACCTTTATGGAAAATTTGAGTTACATAAGTATATGCTGCTCTATCTCTTCCAAGATATTCTGTAGGTGTGCTACCTTCTTGTCCTTTAGTTGGTTCTGTAGAAATGGTTGCATTGTCTTCTACTTGGACTTGCCAGTATGTAGAATTTAATACTTTACCACCATTTAAACCACCAACTGAAGACAATAATGGAGTCCTTTGACCACCAACTTTAAACAATTCACCAGTAAAGTTATTAATGTTTTGTGCATAAATCGTATTGTTTGTTAACGATATGTCTGCCATTTTTTCTTCTCCTATATAAATTGTTTAGAAGAAGCTGTTAAATCTATTAAGAGTTTTTCTTAGCTTCCTCTATAACAGATAACTTTGCAGCAATCGAATTTCGTGTATTTCCAGTTGATTCTATTTCACGAATCTGCGATACAACATCTGTGTTGTATAAATCTACAACTGAATTTTTTTGTATGTTGTTTAGTTTATCTTGACTTTGCTCTGTAGCTTCTACAGTATCTTGTAATCTGTCTTGATTCCCAAACTCAACCCCAAATTCTTCTGATGCGTATTGCTGTATTCCTTCTACAGTCATCTCACCTTCGTACATCATTTCAACTGCTTTTCCAACACCTTTTGTAGTGTCCAGACCTGCTGTTTTAAAAACTTCTTGTCTTTCTTTACCTTCGTACTCTGCGATTTTTGTTTCGTAAAGATTGAGTTTTTCCCTCATTTCTTTCCAATTCTTATCGCCTTGTTGCGTGTCAGAGTTGTTTAGTTCTTCTGTCATTATTCTATTGTCCATTCTTCATACGATATTTTTACAAGTGGTGTATGAGTTACCACTGCATTTTGTCTAACACTACTGTTTTTATTTGACAGGTCTTGTCAGTAGGCATCAAGACCGATTACAAAATTGAAGGTCAAGTTTTACCCCCAGACCTATCTACAGGGTCAATCTATTATAACATATAAGATAAAAGTGCAAGGTTATATTTCTTCTAAACCTACAACTTCTCCAGTTCTTGTTCTAGCAGCTCCTGCTTGTGCTGATGATGCTGATGTAATTTGCGATTCAATTCTTCTTATTCTTTCAGCTACACCTTGGTCACCTAACTCTGTTGCTTCTACATATTCAGTAGCAGTTATGTCACCTCTACCAAATCTCTCTGCACCTTGTGATAGTCCTGGTAATAATGCAGCAGCACCTTGAAATCCTCTTCTAGCTTGTGCTTGTGTCAATCCTTGTTGTTGCAACCCTCTTGCAACTTGTACTGTCAACGCTCTTGTTCCCAATGCTGTTTCTGCTTCTGCTAATATTTGACTTTGACGAATTTGATTATCTAAAACTGCAGTGCTTAACCTAGGTGATATAAACATTCCAAATATAGATTCTTCATTTAAATCTAGGTTAAATTCTCTTAGGTAAACTTCTTTAACTTGTGGTATATTTTGTACAATATTTTGATAACCTGCTTGTAATCGTTCAGAAAATTCTTGTGGTGAAACATCTCCTGATATAGCGTCTACAATATCTTCTCCAAAAACTTGTGGATTTAAATTATAATTTCTTAACTCTAATTCCATAAATTCTTTTGCAACAATATATTCTTGTTCTGTCATACGCAATGTACCATCATTTTTTCTAATACCTGGATATACAGTTTCCATCAAAGGGTCAGAACGCATTTTAAGTAAAGCAAGATTTCTGTCACCAGTTTCCACAAATCCTTGTACATATACTTCAATGAGTCTTTCGTCTAAATATGGAAATCTTAATTTTGCTTCTTCTTTTGTAGTCAATCCACTTGGTGTTACAGGTTCGTATGATATGTTTGATGTTCTAGGTATATATACACCAGTGCCACCACCTGTATCATCACCTCCTGTATTTAATTTCGCAGCTAGTAAATTTGAATCTCTTTGTGCATTTAATCTATCTATTTCTGCTTGTACATTTGCGTCTGTATATGTGCCTGATGAGTCAGCTTGTGCTACATATCTACCACCTGCACCTTGAACAATTATATATTTTGTTGTATCACCTGATACAATAACTTCTGCTTCCTCTCCATCATCTGCAGTGTTATTTCTATTAGCAATATAATTTCTTATTAATTCTGTTTCATCATCTAAAGTCATCTCAAAATTATTATTGTTTTTCCTAGTTCTCTCAAATACTTCTTTTGATTCGCCTCTAGCAATAGCTTCTTCTTCGCTGCTAAATCCTAATTGTTGCCACCATTCCATAATTTCTCCTAAGTAAACGCTGCCGATAAATCTTGTTTAAACTGACCTGCCATCCCACCTAAAATATCATTCTTGACACCTGGTGAATCTTGGTAATCATTTCTTATTTGTTGTCCGATAACTGTGTAGTCACCTTTAAAATCTTTAGCTAATCTATCCATGTATGCTTTAAATTCTTTGTTAGGTGCAATTTTTGTAATTTGAAATCCATAATTATACAAAGGTCCAGACCATGTTGAATGTTTTGCACCTGCAAAATGTGGATTTAATTTATCGTGTGCAATTTGTAATTCTTGTTTTATTTGTTCTTCACCTGTATTTGTTTCTTGTTCTGCATCTAGTCTTAACATTCCTGCATATTTTGCAAATACACCTGACTCAATATATCCTGCTAAAGCATCATCGCCTACATAATCTACAATGAGATTTTCTGCTGCTAGTTCGCCTACTTTAGTAGGATTTATCGTATCTATATATTTTCTGTATGACTCTGGTATAGCTTCATCACCACCTGATACTGTTCTATAGTATGGGTCAGACAATAATCTAAGTATTTCAAATGCTTTATCACCATCCATACCATCGCCTTCTATCATTACACCAGATGATACATCTAATGCTAATTGTGATGATAGACTATTAAATCCACTACCAGTCAAACCTAATGATGTCATATCTAAATTAAAATTTTCTTTGTTTTGTGACAGTTGTGCTGCAGCTCTATCAGGTGCAAGTAATTTTAATTGCATCCATTCTCGTTCAGCAACTGTACTATTTAAAAAATAAGGTGTGTTTTCTAAATCTGTAGCTGTAACAGGTATACCAGTTAATGCTGATGCTGCATAAAGTTGCACAATATCATCTTCAAAAATCCAATTACCTACTGTTGCAGCTTGTCTTTCTAATGCTCTATCTAATGATGTTTCTATCTCTGCCCAACTACCATCATCTGGGTCTTGTAATTCTGCATAATCTAAAACAGGTACAAATAATCTTTGATTATCTTGCTCCCATTGCTCTTGTGTAAAATTTGGCACATTTGCAGGAGGTTGACCATTATTAAAATAATTTAATGAATCTACAAACACTATTAAAGGTAAATTGTAATCTGGACCAGAAACATTAAATATGCCATAATAATTGCCATCGACTTGTATTACTTCGTCTGCCTCAATATATTCTGGTTGAAAATTATCCATTACTTACCAATTCCTGTCAACAATGCTTGACCCACATCACCACGAGTCTGCTCACTTAACTTAGCTTGTTCATCAACCATTGTACCAAATAATCCAAAAATTGCTTTACTTAAACTCCAACCTGGTGAGTATTGCGTAACTCGTTCTTTTTCTAATTCCTTTAAGAAAAAATCATTATAATTAAAATCTTTTATAGCTTCTTGACCAGGAGGTGTTCTAAAAAAATCATAGGTGTTTAAAGCAGGTTGATATACAGGTGTACCATCTTCTTGTCTTACAGGTACATATCTTGTTTTGCCATCAATATTTTGATATTCATACATATATCCACCTTTTTGTGCTTTTGCATAATCGCTATATGCGTACATTGCTGCTGATACAAATTCTGCTGCTGCCATTCCTATTTCTAATGCCATATAGTTAGGCACTATAGACCTTATTGGTAAAAATCCAAAACCTAATCTACTTGCGTATTTACCTATTTGTGGAGTTGATTTTTGTAATGCTTTTTCTATAAGAACATCACCTGGTTCTAAAACAGGTGCAGCTTTTGATAAACCTTTTAATCCTAATCCTAATGCTGCTAGTCCTACACTTCTTGCACCTTTATAGATACCTAATAAACCATCAGTTACTTTATTTATAAATCCTGCATTTTTATCAACCATATCAGCTACAACAGCTTTATGTAAATCTGGATTAATGCCTGTACCTTCGACTTGTTTTTTGACTGCGTATTTAATTTCTTCATCTGTAGGGTTAGTAGAAAATTCGTGGTTTGTTAATGATATATCTAAAGCATTTATCTCATCAACAAATGTATCTGCGAGAGGATTATTTGATGCTACAAATCCTGCAAAATTACCAGAACTCCAATATTGATTTACATATTTAAATTTAGTATTTAAAATAGTTTCCATTTCTAATCTGGATATTTGATTACGACCCATCTCAGTTAACACTTGGTTTTGTTTAGAATTTAACTGCTCTGGTGTATAATATTGTGATTTCCAATCATTTTTTAATTGTTCGTTGTATTGACCTACTGCATCATCAACATCAAATTTTTCTTCTATTATTAAAATTCCATTATCATTTAGTACATTTTCTGCAATAAAATTTATTTGTGCTTTACGATTAGAGTCGAGGAATTGAAATGTCATTGATTCGTGTACGACATCATATTTAAATTGTACATCTTCTCCTGCACCAAAATTAAAAAAGTTTATATTTCTACTACCACCTTCTTCCATAAAATATTTACCTTGGTCTTCTGGTAAATAAGAAAAAGCGTTTTGTCGAAAAAACACATTATCAACTTGGTCTGATTCTTCAAAAATTTTTTTAGCTGCAGGATTTGGTTCTAAAACATCAACTTCTAAATTACTATTTAAAGAACCTAATAACTTTGACCATGTACCTTCTGTAGCCCCAATATCTAAAACTTTAATTTTTGGAGATTCTGATGTTACATTTACTTTTTCAAAATTATTTAACATGTTACTTAATGCAACTCCTTTTACTATTTGTGCTTCATAAAATGTAGGTATAGAAGTAAATATATGTTGATTAAAATCTCCACCTTGTACTACAAATTTGTTATATATATCTTGTGCTGTATCTAATTGTTTGTTGTTAAAATCAATTAATTGTTCATACGCTGCTTTTGGTGCTTGGTCACCCATTCCTTGTATAACATTTGTAAAAAATTTTTGTGTACCTTGTCCTAATTGATTTAATTGTTGAGATATATTAGTTATAGCAAAACCTTTTTTAGGATAAAATTCTGGTTCACTAGCTCTTATTGCCCATGAATCAATATAAGCGTCAATTTGCTTTGCATCATCTAACCCATCAGGTATTTTTGCACCAGGCTTAATTGCAGCTTCTGTTAAAACAATTACTTCTTGTTCATTACCATGTGATAAACCTAAAGAATCTAAATCAATAAAATTGTTTTTACTTAAAACATAAGTTTCAAGTTTTCCACCTTGTCCTGCACCCTGTTGTTTTACCTGTAGCATAACACCCATTGCTGCTTCTTGTCTTTTAGAAAAAGATTGCCATGTGTTAAATCTATTTAAACCACCTCCACGCCATAAAATAAAATAATCGTTTGGGTTTTGTCTGTAAATTTTATTATGTTCATCTATTAATACTTGCCTCATTCTTTCTTTGAAATTTGTAAATTGTCCTCGTTCCATTTGCATGTCAACCAACATACGCAAAGCTAACTGTTCACTTTTTATTGCGTTTGCATCAAACGCTTGAAAAAAATCAGAATTTCTCATCGCTATTTTATTTAAAAATTCTTTTTCCATAAATGGTTCGCCCATTGGCAACACTCTATCTAAAGGTCGGTCAGACATAATTCCAATTTTTGCAATATCACCAATGGCATCTCTAGCACTGTATGATTTACCAAAACCCCATGCAGGTAAATCACTGTGTGAAGCTAAAAATATAAAAAGTCTTGTTGCCTGTTTATCAGTCATAGTGCCTTTTACATAAGCATTTATAATTTCTTTTCCATCTTTTGACAATGAACCAAATGCAGATGTCATTTTGCTTGGATGAAATATTTTGTTTGGTTTTACAACATCATATTGCCATTGTGGTTTGTTTTTAATAACAGAATATCCTCTTGGAGTATCGTCAGGAATTTGTGTAAATTCATATTTAAATCTTGTTTCTAATAATGCAGGTTCTGTAGTTATAGGTGTGTCTGTAGTTCGATTTATTTTTATTAATTCTTCCAAATCAGAAGTTGTAGTTGTGTCTATTAATGGATTAACACCTGTTTTAAATATATTGTCTTCTGGTAAATTTCTATATGTATATGTATTAACCCCTATAGCATCAAAAAACTTTTTAATATTTTCTTGTGATGTACTGTTGCCTCCACTTCCACCTGCACCTAAATAGTTAGAACCTGTATATTGTTTAACAGTATTAAATTCTTTACCAACTTTTTCATTTGCAGAATACTCATCAGCACCAACATCTATAAATAACTGATACAATGCACTATGTAAATCTTGTGGATTAACAGTTCTAAATTTACCTCTGTAAGCTGCTTCTTGACTACCAACCTGTGTGCCTCCTGGATATACATATATAGGCACATAAATATTTTTACCTGTTTCTTTTGCAACTTCTAAAGCTGCAGTAAGTCTATGATTACCTTCAGCTATTTGTATATTACCATTTATATCTACACCAACAGGAAAAGCTATAGCACTTCTGTATACTTCATCTGTGTCAAAAACATATCCTCTTTTTTTTATTGTTTGTTTTATATCATCAATAAGTGCATCTGATGTACCATAAGCAGGTAAATCTCTTCTGTTATATTCTATAAAATCTTCTATCTCTCTAATTTCTGCATAAACAAAACTTGGACCTCTTACATCTGTTGGTGTGCTTGTAAAAATTCCTTTGACACTTATGTCGTCTATTTCTCTTACTGCCCAATTACCTTTTTTATCTAATGCTTGTTCACCTTCGTATTCAGTTAATATACCTTCATCTACCATTCTTTTAACTTGCTCTTCTGGTGGCAAATCTTCCATAGGTGTTTTAAATTGTTCTTCTAAATCTTCTAATTTACTTTTATCACTAATTCTTGGGTCATCAGGACTAACTTCATTTCCATAAAAATCTGTGTATGTAACATTGCCATCTATATCAGTTGTTTTTATTATTATTTTTTCTTTTACTTCTGGTAACCAATCACCTTCTGGAGTCATACCCATTTTTTCCATAGCTACTCTTTGACTTTCTTCTAAATATGCTTCGTAAGAACCTCCAGGAAATAAATTGTTTACAAATCTTATTACAACATCTCTTGGTTTTGCTGTAATAGAAACTCCCATAAAAAATTTTCTAAATTTTAATTTTTTTAAAGCAGCGTCTGTATATTCCCCACCAATAATTTTTGCTTGTTCTATTAATTTTGCTTCTGGTCCTTTTGCGTCTGCAGCTTTTAGTGCGTATTCTGCCATGTGATGACTTGGTGGAGCATCTATAACTTCATCTAAATTAGCATCATAAATACCTGATGGCGTTCTTCTTGTAACTGCAATCATATATTCTACAAAATCATCTGTATAATATTCGTTTCTTAAACCTTGTTGAAAAATTAAATATGGTGATAATCTTTTATCTTCTGGTATAAAATCATATACATCTATATCGCTATAATGAATGTCATTTGCATCCATGTAGTCCATAATTTTACTAAACGCTGTATCTTCAATAATTTGTAATTCATCATCACCATAACTCATTTGCCTTGCACCGATATAGTTATGTAAAAATTTGTTATCTATAGGTTCGTCATAACCTGCTTCAAATTTAGCAATGTCTTGCTCTTGTTGTAAAAATTCTAGTTCACTAGCATCATCAGGTATTTCTGGATTTAAATCATCATCCATTATTTTACTCTAATAAATCTAAAACCTCTTGTGATGTTACTGGTGTACCAAATGGAAATTTAATTTCATCTTCTTCAACAACAGGTCTTGTTCTAAATTGTGTAGGGTCTTTTTTCTTAAACCTTGTAACATTGTCAAAATTTTTCAAAAATTGGTCCTTTCTAAAATTAGGATTAAGTCTTCTCATCCTTGTCATATATTGTGTTTCTTCATAAGTACCTGCTTGTTTAGGAACTTGTGACATATAATCTGAACTTGTATCTACTCGTTGTGTTTCCTGTGATGGCATAGTTGGTGCTTTGCCTGGCAAGTCTTCACCTTTTTTTATTGTAGTTGTAGTTGTTTCAGTAGTATCTTCTTGTATTGGTGAAGGGTCAAAACCTTCTTCTGGTACTGGTATTCCTCTATCTGGTTCAT